CTTCACAAGTTTGAGATACCCAGGCGCAATTGCACAAATAAACGGAACTGGCTTGGCTGCCCCTTCGTTTTAAGTAAAATAAGTTTCCAGGCCGCTACCCTTCCAGTGGCCTGGATTCTAACTATGATTGGTATTCAAAGAATGGAGTTTGTCTAATGTCCCAGGGCGATTCAGGATTTGGATACCAATCATGGCTATAACAAATGGATATGCAACATTAACTGAAATTAAAAATTACATGTCTATATCAGATACCACTGATAATGACTTATTAGAAAATTTAGTTGAATCCGCATCTAGGTCAATTGATCGGATTGCTAACCGTAGATTTTATTTAGATGCCACCGCATCAGCACGGCTTTACCGTGCTTACTCTAATATTTTTGTTTATGTAGATGACATTGGAACTACAAGTAATCTAGTTGTAGCCGTTGATGAAAATGGTAACGGTACTTATTCTAAAACATTAACATTGAACACAGATTACATTTTAGACCCATTAACTTCACAATCTTTAAACAGACCTTTTACTCAATTAACAATGGTATCTAATACTGAATCATGGCCAATATTCCCAGGCATTACATCAAATGGATTACGCCCAGGTGTACAGGTAACTGCAAGATGGGGTTGGCCGTCAGTGCCGGATGATATAAATATGGCGTGTTTAATTCTTACCGCCGATCTATACAAGCGTAAAGATGCGCCGGGCGGAATATTAGGACTAGGTGATTTGGGCGTTGTAAGAATGTCCCCAATTGGTAGAGATGTAACTGCAATGGTCAGGGCATACAAAAAAGAAGTTATTGCATGAACCCAAGTACAGTTAGAGATAATCTAAAAACTGCACTGCAAACAATTAGCGGTATGCGTGTATTTGATTATGTACCTGATTCTACAAATATCCCAACCAACAACGCTTTTGCAATAGTTGGCCAATTATCTATGAATTACGACTACACATTAAACCGAGGCTTTGATTCCGCATCATGTCAGATCATTGTTGTAGTTGGTAGAATGAGTGAAAGAAATGGGCAAGAAAGATTGGATGGGCTACTTGCTTCATCCGGTTCAACTTCAATTAAAGCCGCCGTTGAAGTTGATAAAACTTTAGGTGGTGCTGTACAAACGCTCAGGGTTGTGTCTGCATCCCCGGGAACAATAACATCCGCTAATATTGACTACCTAAGTTATCAATATTCAGTAGAGTTGATAGGTTAGTAAGAGAGGAAAACTATGGCCATATTTATGGGTAATAAAGTTGCCGTGATAGTAGGTACAACAACCATTACTGATCATGTCAGCACTGTAAGTCTTAATCGTGAAGTTGATCAAGTAGAAATCACGGCCATGCTGGATTCCGTCCAGAACATGGTGGGTGGAGTTGAAAGGCCTACACTGAATTTGGAAGTGTTCAACGATTTTGCCGCCGCATCAGTAAACGCATTGTTTGAAGATGCATTAGGCACAAAATTGAACATCAAATTGATTCCAGTATCAGGAACAGTGACCGCAACAAATCCTAGTTACACAATGTCTTGCCTTATCACATCATGGACACCAATCAATGGTGCTATAGATGCGGTTGCAAGCGTTTCAACATCCCTACCGGTAACAGCCTTAACAAAATCAACCAGCGCGTAATAAGAAAAGGGTGGGACAATGCACAAAATTGAAATTGTTAAAAAAGATGGTAAGAAAGTAACCTATGATCTTACGCCATCCGCAAAGGTGGCATTTGAATCCGAATTTAAAACCGGGTGGCGTAAGAGATTAGGCGAACTACAAATGGAATCAGATTTGTGGTGGTTTGCCTGGAGATTGGAAAAAGATTTAGGCAAAACCGATTTAGCCTTTGGCGATGATTACATCAATCAATATTCAGATGTTGATTTGGTTTACGATTCAAAAAATGGATAGACCGCCACGGCCAAATTTATGAGGTCGCATCCGTGGCGGTGGCAACAGGTATTAGCCCTAAAGATTTATTAGAGGTTGATCCAGCGATTTATTCAGCAATTAAAGCCATCTTACAAGAAAAATATTACAACAATAAAAAGGCAACAGTTAGGCGGAAGTAATGATTAAACCAAGATACGCAGAACTTCCTGGCCGTACTAGATCATTGGCGGCAGTGCCATCAATCTATGTTGAAAATTTAACTGAACTTCTTGAAAAAATGAAAAAAGTAGATCCTGAATTACAAAAAGAATTTAGAAGGGAATTAAGTAAGTCTGTAAAACCTGTTGCAAAACAAGCACAAGATTTTGTACCACATGAGCCATTTCCAGGATGGCGTGATGTTGAACCTTCATACCCACCTGCATGGGGTTGGGCTAATGATCAAGTTCATAGGGGTAGAACTTATGGTGAGAGTAAAAGAAGTAGATGGAAATGGTCACAAACAGAAGTTATACGCGGCATAAGAGTAAGCACCGCTAAAAGTAAAGTACAAAGAATTAAAGGCGTAACTTATGGCGTAACAGCAATTGCAGTAATCAATAAATCCGTACCAGGTATTATTTATGAATTAGCAGGTTTTGGTAAATCAAAATCTAAAGGTAGAACAAGGCGCACAAGCCGTAACCCAAATGCCAGTGAATCATTTATTGGTAGATTACAAAGCACGCCTAAATCGCTAGAATACAAAGAAAAAAGATTGATTTACAGGGCATCACAACAATTAGGTGGCCAAGTAAATGATAATCTATACGGCGTGCTTAAAAAATATCTAGGCAAAGAATTTAGAGGTTAAACATGGCATTAAGTCAATATGTTGCGATTAACTTCCTTACTAAATTTGATAAAAAAGGCTTAGAGCGTGCAACAAAAGAGTTAAAAGGTTTTGACAAGGTAGTTGCAACTGGATCATTTAGATTAAGGGCTTTTGCTAAAGCCGGTGGAATAGCCGCCGCCGCAGGTATGGCTTTGTTTGCTAAACGCTCAATTGATGCGGCTTTAGCCCAGGAAAGATTAGACAAGCAATTACAATTATCTTTAAGAAGCATTGGTCAAGAGTTTGAGTTGCCTGGCGTTAGAAATTTTATAGAAGATTTACAACGCGCAACAAATATTACAGAAGATCAATTAGTGCCAGCATTACGCCAATTGATTTCTCAAACTGGAGATTTACAATCATCTCAGGTTTTACTAAGCAAGGCATTAGACATATCAGCCGGTACAGGTGCAGATTTAAATAGCGTATTAAATGCTATAAATAAAGCCGCAATAGGTAGTTATGATTCTATTGGAAAATTAGGTATTGGCTTTACATCTGCCGAAGCCAAATCAATGGGCTTTGTAAAGTTAATGCAAAATTTAGATAAATATACAGGTGCAGCAGAAGATCAAACTAAAACTTTTGCAGGTCAATTAAAATCATTTCAAATTAGTGCCGGCGAAGCCACTGAAACTTTAGGACAAGGATTTTTAACTGCCGCTTCAATTATTGCAACTGGATCAGATGAGTTAGATGTTTTTGGTAAAAAGTTAGAAAAAGCGGCAACTACGGCTTCTGATTTAGCAGTTGGTTTAAGTTTAGAATTTGCAAAAGAAGGATTGGGCGCTTATTTAGATTTAGCACAAATTGGATTAGAAGGATTAGTTGGTGATTCAAATGCTTTACAAAGAATCCAAGAACAAGGAAATAAATTAACACAAGAACGCATATTAAAAGAAAAGGGTTTGTTTGGGTTATCCGGTTCTGTTTTAAGTGAATTAGAAAAACAGGGTAAAAGTACAAAACGCCAACTTACTTACAGTGAAATATTAAAGAAAATTCAGGCTGATATTTTGGCTAGAGAAAAAGCAACAACAAAAGAAAAAAGAGCACAACAGGAATTAGAAAAAAAGAAGGCTGAATTATCAGCCATGTTTGATCTTGATCGCATTAACCTACAAGCGGCGTTGAGCCGTAAATTAAATGGTGAAGATGAGTTGCGTGTAAAGATATTGCAGAAATTAGCAGATGGCACTAAAGCCGCAGTTGATGAAGCACAACGCTATGCTGATGTATTAAAAGTTATTGAAGATGGCCAAATCACTACTGGTGAAATTGAAATGTTGGCTTCTAAATGGGGCATTACAACAAAAGAAGTTGAATTATATTTGAGAAAATTATTTGATGCTAATGAAGAACTACGCAAAATGTTGGCTTTATTAGATGAAATTAAGAAAAAACAAGTAACGCAAGCCATACAACAAGTGCAGGCAACTACTCAAAGAATTGATAATTTTATTTATACAACCGCACTTGAAAGCACTAGGGCATTAAATACAGATATTTCAAAATTCTTATCTCAATTTAATGATGCGCCTAGAATGGCTGATGGTGGAATTGTTACCCAACCTACTTTTGCTATGATTGGCGAAGCCGGCGCAGAAGCGGTTGTACCATTAGATAAAATGGGTGGCATGGGTACAAATGTAGTAGTTAATGTAGCCGGATCGGTTATCTCTGAAGGTCAATTACAATCTGTAATTCAAGATGCTTTGTATAACTTAAACCGATCAGGTGCGGTAACTC